ATACTATACATGAAATTATTTTTACGGAAAAATGAATTTGTTGCCTGATGCAGAGTTATTCTTTTGGAATAACAAGTCAAAAAAATTAGTGAAGAAATCTGTACACTCATTGTTCGAGGGTAAAGATGTTCTTATTGTCTCTGTGTGCGGTGCTTTCACACCTCCATGTACAGAGATGGTCAAGGAGTATGAAAAACTTTATGATACTTTCATCAAAGAAACTATTGTTGATGAGATCTATGTTCTTTCTATGAATGATTCATTTGTCATGGACAAGTGGTTCAAGGAAATGAAGATCAAGAAACTTAAGTATCTTCCAGATGGCAACGGAGCATACATTTTTAGACTTGCAAAACAAGGTGGAATGTCTGCAACTCAATGTTCTGTCAAGATGTATAATAAAGGTATGGGAGTGAGATCATGGCGTTGGGTCATGTTAGTGGAGAACAATGTACAGATGGTTTACCTTGAGGAAGAGACACCAGACGGTGCTGGAACCAGAGACAACTTACCTGATGATCCATTTGAACTTACTCATGCAAGTCAGATGCTAGAGTTTTTAAAGAACAGAGATCAGATCGATCATATTAATGAGATAAATGCTGGAACAGAATCTCTACAACATATGCCAGGATCAGAAGATCATATACCCAAATCGCCAAACGTTTAATGAAGGTAATTTCACTTAAATATTTGGAAGATCACTTTGAAGAGTTGGTCGATCGAGCGGGAGCTGGTGAGACCTTCTTAATTGATACGCCTGATGGTCAGGTAGCACTTGTTCCGCACAAGGATATTTTGAAACCGTGTATTGATGCAGGGACAGCACATGATATACAGCACCTTTGGGATCACGACGACGGTGCTTGACAAAAACTAAATCTCGGACTACAATAGTAACGTAAACCAAATCAGAAAATGTCCACTTTCATTTCTAAGTTCAAGAAAAATCTTGATGCGTTGGAGGCAGCAGTAGACGAAGAGTTTGCACTGGACTTCAAGTATCCAAAGATTTACAAAAAAGTTTTGAGGTACTACAAACAAGAAGGTTATGAGTTTAGCGAGGAGGATCCAAGTCAGGAGTATTCATTGCTCATGAGTCTGATTGCAGAAGATCTAGGAGTTTCAAAATGATTGACGTTCTACTACATAATGAACCTTATAGGTACATCAAAATGGAAGAACTGTTAGAGAACGGTGAACCCGATTATCGTATTCAGAAGTTCAGTAATTACTCAGGCAGATACAAGGACATGTATCTTTGTGATAACTACATGCAAATGGAAACTGCCATGGAGGATTTTGAATACACCAAATGGTTAGACCCTGCTGGTGTTCCATGTTATATTAAAGATGAAGTAACCAAAGGTGACTGATCCATCCCTACCAGAAAAGGCGGCCAATTTTTCAAAGACCGCCTATGATATTGTAAAAGGTTTCGTCTTTGACGGAACCTTACTTGTTCCTGACGAGGTTAAAAAAGCACGAATAGATATATGTAGAGACTGTAATAGATTTGATCCAGAACGACACTTATGTAAAGAGTGTGGTTGTTTTTTAGTAAATAAGGTTAAGTTTTCTGCAGCACATTGCCCACTAAATCTTTGGTAACATAATGGACACCGAAATTAAATATGAATTTCATGACTTCATTGGAATTTTTGATAACGCAGTAGACCCACGCTTTTGTGATTTCCTTGTAGACTACATGGACAAGGCAGAGTTTGCAGATTTTAAAAGAAATTTTAGTCATGTAAAAGATAAACAAATATGTCTGGATGGATTCTCTCCTAGTGAGTGTGCCCAGTTGATGAAGTATGTTAATAATTGCCTGTACCATTACATTAATGAATATCCATACCTATCTAATTTCAGTTATGTAAGTTCTCTGTGTCTACTTCAAAAGACAGAACCACAACAAGGATATCATTTGTTTCATGCAGAGAATGTGAATTGGAATCTGGGTAATAGAACTATGGCATGGATGGTATATTTGAATGACGTAGAGGAAGGTGGAGAGACAGAATTTTTATATCAAAAGAGAAGAGAAAAACCAAGGAAAGGAACTATTCTTATCTGGCCTGGTGGATACACTCACTTGCACAGAGGCAATCCTCCTATGACTGATAAGTATATTGCTACTGGTTGGTGGCAAGGAAACATCGGACTACAACAAGTACATACCGCAGGGATGCTTGACAATCAATATAATGAAAGTTTAAATGCAGGCTGATGTCTAGTATCCATATATTATTTCCAACACCAGTTTATCAATCTGTCTTGGACTTCAGACCATCTGAAGTTAAATTTATGTTGGACTATATGAGAGATTGTGACTGGGCACCAGACACAGATATAGTTAACAGACCTAATGGCGAGACCACAAAATTAGAAGCAGATATATTATCTAAACCAGAGTTATTATTGTTAGAAAATAAAATAGATGCTGAGGTTCATAAGTTTGCAAAATCTCTTCAACTTGATTTAAGTAAACATGGGTTGAAAAGAATCAATTCTTGGGGTAACCTACAAAGGAAGGGAAATTATATTGCAGAACATCGCCACAACAATACTCAGTTCGCTGGAGTGTTTTACTTACAGGTTCCAGAGGCTAGTGGTGATATTGTTTTCACTACTAGAAATGCCACATGGATTACAAGTCACTGGGAACCATCCGTGACTGGGTATGATGATCTCAACAGTTTTGAAAGGAGATTTGAACCAGAAGAGTGTGGTCTGTTTATTTTCCCTGCTCATGTAGATCACTATGTAACTCCATCACTTTCTAGTGAGGAAAGATATAGTATCTCATTCAACTACAATCTCGATGGCAAGTTCTTCGGTGATTGTAATAACCATCTCACTATTGAAGTTAAATGATGACTCCAGAGGAGAAGGAACTCAGATCAATTTATAATTACTATAAAGATACCAAGATGGGTTTCTTCACTAAAGACGGATATGCTGCCGTTCCATGTGGAAAAAATGCAAGAATGATAGTTTATGAAGGAGAAGTCTTACATAAATGTCTCAACGATGACACTGCAAAAAATTGGATTGCACGACATAGGAAAAGGAGAAAATGACTAGAATTTTAGTAACTGGACACAATGGATTTATTGGTAAGGAAGTGTTCGCTTCTCTAAGAGAAGTTTTTGGATACACTGTTCAAGGTTTGGATAGACCAGATGACATCGGAGACTTTGTAGGTCCTTCTGGTATGTTTGCAGAACATTGGGATTGTATCATACACCTTGCAGCCTATGCTGCACTGAGAGATAGTGTGGATAACCCACAAAAGTTTTGGGATAATAATGTAGAAAAATCCAAACCTATCTTTGATTATTGCAGACAGAATAATGTGAGATTATTGTATGCAAGTTCTGCTGGAGCAGAAGAATGGTGGAGAAATCCTTATGCTACTACAAAGAAAGCAAACGAACTCATGGCACCACCCAACAGTGTGGGTATGAGGTTCTTCAATGTATGGGCAGAGGAAGGAAGTAGAGATGATATGTTATATGAAATGTTGAAACAGGGGACTGCGAGATACTTAACAAGACATAAAAGAGATTGGATTCATGTCTTGGATGTGGTCAGAGCAATTCATTATTTGATCACCAGTACATATACAGGACCGATTGATATTGGAACTGGAGAGGCAACATCTGTATTAGATCTTGCCGAGTCTATGGGTATGAGTCACCTCCCTATTCAAGAGTGGACACCTAATGAACCTGATGAGTTATGTGCTGATGTAAGACCTATGATGGAGCTCGGTTGGTTTCCAACTGTGAACATTCTTGCACAAACCGCTAAGGTTTGATACAATAAATAAGATGAAGTTTATTTCAAACTTGTATGGATAAGAAGACAGCACTAGTATTGGGTGCAGGCGGCTTCATTGGAAGTCACATGGTAAAACGACTACGATCAGAAGGGTATTGGGTTCGTGGCGTTGATATTAAGTACCCCGATTTCTCTATGAGTGCTGCCGATGATTTTGTTCAAGGTGACCTCAGAGAAGTAGGACTTGTAGCACAAGTCTTAGATGTAAATGGAGATTCTTTTGATGAGATCTACCAGTTTGCTGCCGACATGGGTGGTGCTGGATACATCTTTACAGATGAACACTCTGCTGACATCATGCACAACTCAGCAACTATTAATTTGAATGTTCTGAACGAACAAGTTCAACTTAATAGGTTACTCGGTACAAACAAAACTAAGATCTTCTATTCTAGTTCTGCTTGTATGTACCCAGAACATAATCAATTAGATCCTGACAACCCTGATTGCCGTGAAAATTCCGCCTACCCAGCAAATCCAGATTCAGAATACGGATGGGAAAAACTCTTTTCGGAGAGACTATATTTTGCCTATGCTCGCAACTACAACCTTGACGTTTCTGTGGCTCGTTATCATAACATTTTTGGTCCTGAAGGGACTTGGGATGGTGGAAAAGAAAAAGCCCCTGCAGCCATCTGTAGGAAGGTCGCATCTCTACCAGAAACAGGAGGCACCATTGAGGTGTGGGGAGACGGTTTGCAAACTAGATCGTTCCTTTACATTGATGAGTGTATCGAAGCAACTCGTAGGTTGATTGATTCTGACTTTGAAGGACCTGTAAACATTGGTTCTGAAGAGATGGTCACTATCAATGAGTTGGTAGAGACTGCTGCTAAGGTATCTGGAAAGGTTGTAAAGAAAGCACACAAACTTGATGCACCTCTAGGTGTTCGTGGACGTAACTCCAACAATGATCTCATTCGTGAGAAACTTGGATGGGATTATTCACAGACTCTTGAAGAGGGTATCGCCAAGACTTATGCTTGGATCTCTGAACAAATTAAATCTCGCCAACATGGCGTAGTTGATATTACATCAAAGGAACTAGAACATGCGAAAAGTAACTAAGAAGAACATCAAACTTGATAAGGATGCAATCAAAACTCTAGATGTTTCTCATCTTGCAGAACAATCACTCAACCCAAATGACTGGCTTTCTGCTGGTCAGAGTGAATACAGATTGTATTCTTGGTTATCCACACAGTTTAATGACTCTATTATCTTAGATGTTGGTACAAGGACAGGTGGATCTGCCCTTGCACTTTCATACAATGATAAAAATAAAGTTATTAGTTATGACCTAGTTGAGCAAGGTGCAACAGAGGGAATCAAGAAAGATAATATTGAGTTCAAGATTCAAGACTTTAGAACTGATGACTTGAATTGGGATCATGTTTCTATTATAATGATTGACGTTGACCCTCATGATGGGACAGCAGAGGAAGAGATGTTTGAATACCTAGAAGAGAAAGGATGGTCTGGTATCGTTCTTCTCGATGATATCGGTCCTCAATGGCCTGAGATCGAAGACTTCTGGAACAGAATCACATTCCCTAAAATTAATGTTACTGAGGTTGGACACATGAGTGGTACTGGTCTTGTCAATTTTGATGAGAAACATTCCGTTGCTTGGCTTTGATGGAGGTTGTCATTACAAAAATGGATTATGAAGACATGTATTACGAGCAAAGAGCTCGTAAGATATTGGTGCTAGGATCTGGTGGTCAAGTTGGAGCATATCTGACTGACTACCTTAATCGTATGGGGAATGAAGTCCTTGAGTTTGATATCACTAATGGTAGTGAACAGGACATGACAGTCATTCCAAATGGTGAACTTGAAGCCAAAATTTATATGGCAGATTTTGTGTACTTCCTTGCCTTTGATGTAGGGGGATCACACTATCTTAAAAAGTATCAACATACTTTTCAGTTCATAGATAATAATACAAGACTGATGGCAAATGCTTTTGGTCTGCTTGAGAAACATAAGAAACCATTTGTATTCGCATCATCACAGATGAGTAATATGTCTTACTCTCCCTATGGTGTGTTGAAAAGAGTTGGTGAACTTTATACCAAGTCTCTTGGTGGATTGATCGTCAAGTTCTGGAATGTATATGGTATTGAGAAAGACATGGACAAAGCACATGTCATTACAGATTTCATCCGTAAAGGGTTTGAATCTGGTGATATAGATATGATGACAGACGGAACTGAAGCAAGAGAGTTTCTTTATGCAGAAGACTGTTGTGAAGCGTTGGAGACTGTTATGGAAACATACCATGATCTCCGTTCAGACGATGAACTTCATATTACTACTGGTGTTTATACAACTGTGTTGGAGATTGCGTCAGAAATTAAGTCATTATTTTCTGGTATTGGGAAGGAGATCACGGTTACGCCTGCACAATCGAAGGATGAAGTGCAGAAGGATGCTAGGAATGTACCTGACCCATTCATAAAGAAATTTTGGCAACCTAGAACATCTGTTAAAGAAGGTTTGAAAAAAGTATTTGAGGAGATGAGAAAGGATTATGAATAAGTATGATGCCGAGGCAGCAGCACTAAGAGAGGCAGTTGAAAAGGCGAAGAAGAGTCCTACAGGAATGGATTTTCCTGTCCTAGGACCTGAGTCTAAATTTCCTATCAATCTTTATTGTAATGATTCATTAGAACCATCTACTTCGGCAAACAATAGGTCGGTATATACTAGATGGATGCGTAATGGTACTGGTCTTGTGAACCTCTATGTAAATGGAGAGGCACTAAAAGTTTTAGAGGACAACAGTGATAAACCAAAGTTTATTTGGTTGTTGGAATCTAGGGAAATTATTCCAG